ACACGTAAAATTATAGTTCAAAATCGAACGGTTGTCAAGACGAAAATCTGATAGGGCATGTTTTAAAATGCTAATTCGATAGGGTTATCTTAGATGGTGAGCATAAAAAAATAATTACTTTTTCCTTTGTAAGCCATAATGTAATTGCAACAGCTTCAAAGATTATGAGCATAAAAAGCGGTGCCAAATATTTCTTCAATCTATCACCTCCATTCGACTTTCCCTGACATCCATCTCGCAGCCACAACTCCCCGACATCTAACTCGGCAACTCAACATAGTGACATCTATCGTGGCAACTCAACTCTCACACTTTTTGAGCCAAGCCGCCATAGATAAGTTATCGCAGAGCGATTACCGTCTCCACCCGCTCGAAACCATCGGGAGCCGAAAACTGCCTGAAATCAAGGGCTTTCGCGCCTATTTCCCTTTGAACCTTGACATCAATACTACCGTCTCTTCTGTATGTCCTTCGGACAACATAATGCTGTCCTTTTCACCATCATAATTCACAGGGAACTTGAATTCAATGTGTTTCAGAATCCTCCCATTTGCCTGATATTCCGGGAATATTTCAATCGTGCTGATGAAATCACGCATGAAATGTTTCTTCTCCAGATCAGACATCTTTTTATATACTTTATCAAAATGGGTCAGGATATTACAGAGGTTTTTTACACTGATTCCCTCGCCATACGCACCGCTTATCTTTTCGCTCAGTTCTGCGATAGAATTGTCGATGTCATTAATCTTTCCGTATAGGACATCAAGCCGTCTCTGCATATCCTGATACTTGCGGTTAAAATAACGGTCATCAACATCCAGCTTATCCATCTGTTCTGAGAGCTTGTTCTTGGCTCTATTAACCTGTTTGAGCTGAGCCTTGAAACCCTCCCGCTCTTTCTGAAGATTGCCTGTGTCGATCTTCTCCTCCAGCTTTTTCGTAATGAATTCCTGAAATCGTTTGTCATGCACCATGTCGAGAATGATATTCTCCACTTCACTGTCAATCTTATCCTGTTTCAATACAAGTTTGAAATCACAGTACTTACCTGTCTCGAGCATCTTCGTGTGCTTGCATCTGTAATAGAAGTCATCTTTATACTCACCGGTCTTCTTGTTCGTTCTCCGCTGGACCATGCCGCTCATTCCAGCCCCGCATATCGGGCACTTTATTATCCCAGTAAGGATGTGCTCATGTCCCATGCTATGAGTCTTGACCCATCTCATTCCTGTCTCACTGCGCTTTCTTCTTACCGCATTCCAGAGCTCTTCATCAATGATACTATCGTGCTTGCCATCGGAGAGGAGATAGTCATCCGTCTGCACCCTGTGATATTGGTCTCTGGTTCCTTTGATCTTCTCGGTCACTCTTTTACCATAAGCAATCTTTCCAAGATAGACCGGATTGTCGAGAATCTTCATAACAAGTCCGCGTGAGAAGTAACCAAGTTCGAAATCCCTGCTGCGGTTCTTTACAAACCCGTGCTCATTGAGATATTTGGCAATGGTATCCGCACCCATATCGGAATGTGCGAACAGGTCATAGATGACCTTTACAATCTCTGCTTCGTCTGGATCAACGATAAGTACTCCATTCTCTTTATCCAGCCGGTAACCATATGGTGCGATGCCTCCATTCCATTTGCCCTCTCTGGCTTTCTGCTTCCGTCCTTCCATCGTCTGGACGAGGATGTTCTCGCGTTCGATTTCGGCAACAGCAGAAAGAACAGTGATGGTAAGCTTCCCTGAATCCTTGGAAGAATCGATTCCATCCTCTACGCAGATGAGATTGACCCCGAAGTCCTGTATATGCTGAAGAGAGTTCAGGACATCTGCCGCATTTCTGCCAAATCTGGACAGCTTGAATACAAGGATGTAATTTACATCATCTTTGATATCGGCAACGTCCTGGAGCATCTGCAGAAATTCCGGACGGCCAGTGATATTCTTGCCAGATTTGCCAGCATCGCAGTATTCATGAACGATTTGCATTCCTTGATACTCAGCATATTTTCTCAGTCTGTCTGTTTGTGCATCAAGGCTGTATCCATCAATCTGCATTTCAGTAGAAACACGGATGTAGGTATAGCACTTCAGTTTCTTATTCTTTGTCATTCTCATTCACCTTCCTTATATTTGACGGATCTATCGAGCATCTTGAAATGCTTCAGTGCATCCATGATTGCCGCTTCTTTTTCTTTAGGACATCTAGGTACCCTCGACTCGGTCTCTTCATGTTTGTTGTATGCTCTCCTTGTTTCCAGACCATATTTAGATTTGATCTGAGCAATATAGAGCGTAGATACTTTCAGATCACTTGTTTCTTTCACATATGAACTGATCTGTGTGTAAGTGGCCTTTGCCTCCGCCGCTGTCGGTGCAGCCTTTGAACAGTCAAGCACATAACTCACTTTTTCATCTGGAGCCTTCTCAATATCCAATTTCCCATTGCCATACCAGACAGGAAATTTGAAGGATATGCTTCTGATTATCTTGCCATCAGCCCTGTCCTCTGGAAATACATCTATCCGTTCTATGAGGAGCCGGCACATCTGCCGGCGCTCCTCACCTGACATATGACCATATAGCTTTGGCATATGATCCAGAAGCCGTAAGACAGATTCAGCAGAACGCAATCGAACCTTTGCATTCTCCAGTGTATCCGCTGCCTTGTGCACTTCAGCATCCAGCTGATCAATATCTTCATATGCATGCTCAAGCTGTTCCTGAATTGCTTCATACTTTTGGTTATAGCTTCTGCTATCAGGATTCAGCCCATCCAGCTGTTCACCAAGTTTTTGCTTTCGGACCTCACAGCTACGCAGGTCTTTCCTTAAGCTCTGCAGATGTTCTTCTGCTTTGGTGATTGAATCTGCATCTCCCAATGTGTCAGTTATTGCTTTTTGAAATGAAGGAATCATCTTGACCCGACCTATCAGTTCAAAAACAGCGGCATCGACTTTTTCCTGATTGTAGGCATGTCTGAATGAGCATATCTTTCCATTCTGGTTCCGCGAATTCTCACAGGTGTAGTAATGCAATACTCCATACGATTTTCCGGTCTGCTTGTTCCTTTTATGATTATGGTTTGCAATCATTCTGCATCCGCATACTGGGCATCTCACAAGACCCGAAAGCAAGTTGACCCGCTCTGGTGCAGATGCATTCTTCCTTGCATCTGCAAGAGCCTCACGTTTCGCATGGGCTCTCTCCCAGACCTCTTCAGAGATAATTGGTTCATGGACTCCCATGACACTGATCAGCTCATCTGGATCTTTGATGATCTTTTCACCATTTCTGTCCTTCTTGTTCGTCCGCCGATTGTAAATAATCCTTCCGCAGTAGAACGGGTTGTCCAGAACGTCAATGACAGATGGATAAGTGAACACCGACATTTCTTTCGGACCATCTTTTTTTCTGACATAGCCATTGTCATTCAAGTATCTGACTATCGTATTTGCTCCAACATCCTTATGCATATACAGGTCATATATCTTTCTGACCACGTCTGCTTCTTCCTTGTACTGGATCAGCACACCGTCTTCTACCCTGTACCCATATGGAACAGGACCGCCGCCCCATCCGCCATTCATGATCTTCTGAAGCTTTCCAGACATGAACTGCACCATGATGTTCTCACGTTCCATTTCAGCAACAGCAGACAGTACGGCAAGCGTCAGCCTTCCTCCCTGTGTAGATGAATCAATGGACTCATTCACGCTGACCAGATCGATGCCATAATCCTGCAGGACCTGAAGTGACTTGAGGATATCTGCCGCGTTTCTTCCAAAGCGCGAAAGTTTGAACACAAGCACATATGCAATATCGTCTTTCTGTGAGATGACATCATCCATCATCTGTTGAAATTGTGGACGTCCTTTGATGCTCTTCCCAGATTTCCCTGCATCGCAATATTCTCGGGTGATCTTCAGTTCACGATACTTCGCATATCCATGCAACTCTTCCAGTTGCGCTTCAAGACTGTATCCATCGACTTGGGCAGCCGTGGAGACTCTGGTATATATGTAACATTTCTTCAAAGTGATTCCCTCCTTTCAGATTTGGTTTCCCGTTGTAATACAGTCATATATTTCAAATTCCATTCTGTCGTGCTGGGGCACAAAAGTCAGTGCCAGTAGCCAGTATTTCAAGACAAAAATCCCACCGACAGTTCAATAAGGCAGCCGGTGGGATTTCCTTCATTATTCGCTTTTTTCTTTCAATACTGCATTGTCCTGTTCCTCCGACCTTATCTCCGCCAGCACATCATCACCGTACTTCTGGATCATACGTGCCATGAACTCGGCACACCGTTCCATATTCAGCTCTGCAGTCTTATCCATTGCCGGCATCGTGATCTCGACTCCGTCCTTTACAATTGTCTCCATAGGCGATCCTCCGGTATCAATTGAGGATTTCTCCTCCTACCTTCCTAAGCGCTTTTCAGACGATATTTTCCGGTCTGCCCAACAAAAAAAAGAGGCAGCCAAGTCATATATGACTCAGTTGCCTCAATTGCTTCATTTATCTTCTGGTTCCAGTGGTTTGGTTTTGAGTGCTTCATAGATGCGTGATCCAGTCCCATTGCCATCCAAGGCATGGTAAGCTTCATACACGCGATCGATTTCTTTCCAGGTCTGCGTGGGCAAGGTTGGTGCATCCTTGTACTCCGCATAAAAATCGAACAACTTACTATGAAGCAGGCAGCGGACGCCATCTCGAATGGCATCCGCTTCTGTTGTGTTTTTTTGCTGGGTTTCTCTGTACTTCTTTGATACTGCTCTGAGGTCCGCAATCAGCCAGCCGGCAAGACCAGACAGGATTGCAGTAAAGAAAGGATTGAACCAGTTCATTCTGGCTTATTCTCTTTCCAATTGATCAATCTACTGTAGAGCTCATAGAAGTAATTTGTACCGCGGCTGATGGAGATTGCTGTCAGGCAGATTCCGACCCAAGGATAGCTTTCATTGATCTCCAGAACTGTGAAGAGATTCAGCTTCAAGTCAATGACCAGCAAGAAGCTCAGCCCAAGTGAGACAAGGATCTGCCACTGGAATTTCTTGTCCACAATGAATGTCTGGCTCCAAGAGATAAGACCTTCGATGGCAATAGCAGCCACCATGTAAGACTGTAATGTATCGACCATGATTTCTTTTCCTCCTTATTTGACGCGGATTGACTGACCTGGATAGATCAGATTCGCGTTCTCGATTCCATTGATGCTCTGTAACTTCTGCCAAGTCGTACCATAGGCTGTTGCAATCCCGGACAAGGTATCTCCGGACTGCACAGTGTAATACTCGGCAGCTGGTGCGGAAGCTCCCATGATGCAGTTGACCTTGTGCTGCACTTCTGCTGCGTCATAGCCAAGAGTGGCAAGCTTTGTCCACCTCTCTTCGCCATAGACACCAGCCCATCCATGTGAGCCCTCTGCAATGTACTGGGCAATTTCATCCTCTGTCGGTTTCGGTTCGACTACAGGTGCTGGATCTGCAGCAGAGGCAGGCAGCACGGGATTCTCTGCAATACTGCCGTACTTATTCCAGATCTCTGTGTCCCCATAGAACACATTGCAGTCCAGATTTCCGCCATAGCCATCCAGTCTGCCGACACTGGTCCACTGCCACATACAATAGAATGGCCAATAAGAAACATCGGGTGTATTGCCAGCATTGGACATGTCATAGTTTGCATCTGGAATATAATCGAGATACTTTGCTACCCAGAGTCCATAGTCCTCATTCACTACAGGTGACCAGTCATAAGAATTCACCACAGATTCGGACATATAGATGACTGGCTTCACACCGGTCAGTTTTGCGACTTCATCAAGCCATCTCTTTGCCCATGCTACGTCCCATTTGTTCTCGGCTTCCCAGTCAAGGACAGGCACTGCCTGTCCAAAGTAGTTCTTTGTGTTCTCAACAAAGAAGTCAGCTTCTGCCACTGCGTCATTCATCGGACGTGCGAAGTGATAGAAGCCGACTGGCTTATTCATTGTCAGTGCTTTCTGGAAGAACCTATCGCAGCTAGGGCTGACATAGCCGATGCCCTCGGTTGCTTTGATGACGACAAAGTCAAAAGAAATAGTAGACAGGTCTAAGTCTGCCTGCCAGTTTGAGATATCAATTCCGTTCATTGTGCTCATAAAAAAAGAGCCTCCTTAGCTCTATGTGAAATATGTATGGTGTGCTGTCTATCCGACAGGAAATGTTTGAGATCAATCAGCTGTTTCCGTCAACGTATAGGTTATCTTCATTGTCTTGTCTGCTGTCTTGATCACTGGTGTAGCCAGATTGTTAATGGTTGCCAAATATGGTGTATACAGGTACAAGTCCTTATGAAAATAATAATCACTGTAATGACAGTAATACTCCTGATATGCGTAGGTCTTATAACGTGAAAGATGCTTTCTGCCCCAAGATACATAATCATTTCCAACTAAATTTCGGACATATAATTTTGGCTCACCGTTCAAGTAATACCAGCCATTGATCACGACATCATCATCAACATTGAAAGTGTATGAGTTTGAACTGTTGTAGGTAGCATCTGGCACCACTTCGATATTGGCCACATTTGTTGTATCCAGACGATAGACCGTAGTTGAATTATCCAATGCAAACATCAGCCACTTGCCGCTCATGCCGACAGTTCTTATCTCTTGAGTGTTCGCTGGTAGGATAATCTTTTGAGTAGTTCCTTTGCCGGCACTGATCGTATCCAAGAACCATTCATAGGTATCGTGGTAATAATAATCAACACCGTTCGAAGTACTGGAATACTTCTGGTTATCCTTTCGACTGATGCCATACCAGTTGCCATCAGCACCATGGAACAGATATGTAAGAACTCCATCATAGTTATAGTAAGGTGCATTCGTTCCATCCTTACTCCCGCCAGAATAACTGACCCAGTAAGGATAATGATTCAGTTCAATCGATGTCTCTTCGACTGCATCTGTAGCAATCAGAGAATAGGTACGCTGCAACAGCTTCGCATGCAGGTAATCTTCAGGAATCTTACGAAGAATTGCAGCGGTCGTATTGTAGACAGAAATCATCTCCATGCGAAATCCATCACCAATGTAAGGTCTTTGATTATCCTGATAGGAATGTCGATCAGGATCAGAGATACCACTCTTTACTGTGTCACCTCTGAGCATCACGAAGTAATTACTATCTACTTGTGTTCCCTTGCCCGCAAGTGAATTGGTCAAACAGATACAAGAGATTGTCCCGTTAGCTTGTGATGTAGCAAAATCCCACACATACTTATAGCTGTTGTCGACTTTCTTACTTTCGGTCAAGTTCCTGCTGCCGCGTTTTGTATCAGCAGTATTATTTGCATCACTTGATGCATATCCTATTAAAGGATTATCAAGTGGAGCATAGATGATGGTAGGATCTTCTGTGATTGCATTCTGGTATAACAAAATGCCGCCGGTAAGCCTTTCGTAAACCGGAAGCAGCCAATCATCACCACTTTTTCCATCAAAGGAAGGACTGTCATACATCATTCCTTGTATATTAGTGTTCAGCACATCAGCGATTGCTTCTGTGACAAGGTTCGTATCCTCATATACTTCCTTCTCGCCAGTATGAACATTGGTAAGCTCAATAACGCTTTTTCCTTTCAGCATTCTTATTCCTCCTTATTCAGATAGTCCGTTGTGATTGTTTTGACATAACCAGAATCACCACTGATGACTATCCGATACTTGATCATGCCTGTTGTTGCCTTCTCTGCCCATGCATCTGTACTGATTCCCTGCAGGGCTGTTTTTGCCATGCCGGATTTTTCTTCCGATAATTGCGACCAGGTATTGTCTGTATACGTCCACCAGGTTGTCCCATTATCAAACGACACTGCAAATAAGGCAGCATCATCTGCATCGACCGTGACTTTCTCAATGCCAATGATTGAAGCATCTGTCATGTCGATATTCTCGGAATAGATGACCTGTGGCTTTGGCAAGCCAGTATAGTTTGCCGTAAATGGCGGGAAAGAATTCAAGGAATCATGCCAATAGAGGACCGTTGGATCAGTCAGCGTCAGCAGAAGGCTTCCGTTTGGAATCTCCTGTACTCCATGTGTCTCAAATACCGCCGCTGTCAGTTCTGTCTCTGAGAGCTTGCTCAGAGCGCCGTCTACGACCGTGTACAGGCTCTTGTCTGCATCAGAGATCAGATACCTTCTGTTATATGGATCAAGAAGTGCTGGCAAGTCTGCGCTCAATGCAAAGGCGGCTCCAGTGGCATCCTGATGCTTGAAAGTAATGTA